TGTGATAGAGATTGATGGCGCTCTATAGCCTCCAGCGCCTCCACCGCCACCCATATTGGCTCCCGGAGCAGCACCGCCACCACCGCCGCCCGCCACAACCAACAGTTCAGCGGTGTAGGTGCTCGACCCGGCAATCGCCGCACGTCGCATCATTGAGCCCATCATGGGATGTCCACTCCTGCGGTCCGGAAGGTGAAGTCGGTAACGTGAAGGTTGTCCGTGCTCGCGTTGTCGTCGAGGTACACGGTGAACGTGCCCCAGGCATTGTTCGGCCAGGTGGCCGTGGTGGCGCTGGGCGTCGTGATTGTTCCGTGGCCGTTGTTGGCGTTTACGAACGTGCCGTTGATCGTGCCCGTCGCCGTGCCGATGGTCCACTTGCCCTTCAGCGTGTAGCCGGTGCAGTTGAACGTCCCGCCTGTATCGAGGTTGCGGACGTACACCGTCAGGAAGTGCAGCTCGCCCGGCCATATGACCAAGTTAACGATGGGAGTTTGGATCGTGACGTTCGGCATTACTCACCACCACCTTCTTCTTCGGTGCAGCGGACTGGGTTCGGACGGTCGAAATACGGCCATGCGGTCCCGTCTAGGGCGTACACGACGTAGACATTCACCACGGCCGCGAGCGAGGTCGTAGGCCACGCAGAACCATTCCACACGCTGCCGACGGGCCCAATGGTGCTCGCCGGCAGCGTGATGTCCATGCCGTCCACGACCGTCGCCGTGTTGAAATACTCCCGCAGATTCAGGACCTCGAGGTAGTCGAAGCTCGAGCAGTTCGGCGCGGCAATTCCGCCGCCGGCGAGCGACGGCGGGTAGAACGCCTCGACCTGGTACTTCCAGCGGTTCGCGGTGATAAGCGTCGCCTGCGACACGCTGCACAGACCAAGCCGGGCGACGTTGCCGCCGACCACCAGCTGCCGGGCCTTTGCGAGCCCCTGCTGCGACGCCGACACCGTCCTCGAGGCGTCGGCCATGCCCTGCATGACGTGCCGATTCGCGCCCGCGTAGAGCCCCTTCGTGAAGATGGGCACTTGGTAGGCCATCAGGGAATCGCGGTCGGTACGGGTGCGGTCAGTTCCGCCAGCTGCGCGGCGGTGACGAGCGAGCTGAACGCTGCCGTCGAGGTGTACTTCTGGTACCAGAAGATCTCGTCGGCCTGGAGCACTTGGAAGGAGCCGTAGGTCGCGCCAGGCACCAGCACCGGCTGCCCGGTTGGGTTCGGGGCCGGGATCTGCTCGAGGTGGTACCACTCGTCGTGCAGGAAGGTGTGGGTGATGCGGTAGTAGTTGTCGATCGGCGCAGCTTGGAAGCCGCGGTATAGGAGCGAGCCCTGCGGGTAGCCGATGAACGTGGCGTTGTTGCGCTTGCCGACGGTGCTGCTGTACGTCGAGTAGGCGGGCTCGGCCGCCGGCGTCCCGCTCGGGAGGGTGCGATCCCACCACACTTCGACCGAGACAAGTGTCTGCGGGACCTCGTATTCGCGAGGGTTGCCGTTCAGATCGACCGCCGTGCCGGCGATGTCTGTAAAGCCCGACGGTGTTCCGTTCGTTGGCAGCGTCGCGCCCGATCGGTAGAGCGCAGCCTGGCGGATGCTCGTCGAGCGGGTCACAATGCAGAATTGGCCGGCCCCGTCCTGCAATGGGCCGCGGGTCGAATAGCGAATGGTCACACGCCAGGCGTACGTCCGCTCCATGAGCGGCGTGACGGTGACCTCGCGGCTGACCAGCGTCTTGTGGTAGCCGTCACTTTCATGGATGAATGAATTGGGACGCTGCCTTGGCTTGGCTACAGCCGCCAGCATGGCGACATGCCCGGGAAACGGGTCGAGAGCACTCGAAGGCGTCCAGGTGACCGTATACACGGCCGTCAGGGAACACTCGTTCGGGAACGCCTCCAGCTGGTAGCTGCGGCTTTCCTTGAACTCTTCGACGGTGAACGTGCCCATTAGTTCTCCCTCGCCATCTTCTCAATGCCGCGGGCCGTCTTCTCGGCGTACGACATGCCTCTCGCCGATCCCATGCCGCCGGCGAGGCTTTGCCCGCTCAAGAAGTCATCCCCAAACGGGTTGTAGAACCGCCGGATCGGATTAGCCACAGGGTTCGCAATCGGCCCGCCTCCCAGGACTCGGCCCGGATACTCGCGCAGCCGGTCGGCCATCTCGGTGAAGAAGCTCTTGAAGTCTTCGGCTGCGGCCTGCGAGCCAGCCGGCGCAGCCATAAGCCGCTGTGTTTCCGACGAGATCGCCCGCTGCTTGACCTGTTCAACGGCCTGCATTTCCGACGCCATCACAGGACCGAGCGCCATGCTTTGGCGCATCTTCGCAAGCTCCGTCTGCATTTGCGCGGCCCGAGCCTGCGGCGAGAACCGGGACGCAATTTCCTGTATCTCGAGGTTGCGTCGGTCGATCTGCTCGAGGACGTTCCGCATCATGGCGAGCGCCGACGAAACGCCCTGAATTCCCGTCGCGATGGCCGTGGCGGCGGTTGCCTTGTTGATCTTCCCAAGCTGGCGGTTGACGTCGTTGACGCCGCGCACGACGCCCGACGGGTCCACCTCGGCCCGGATGACGGCTTTCATCTCTTTAGCCATTGAGCGACCTCCCGAGCTCCTGGATGCCGCTTCGGACCCATGGGAGCAGTTCGTGGGCAGGCTTGCGCGTCACGGTGCAGGCAATGCAGGAAAGCAGCCACTCGCAACGCTCGAGCGTGGTGAACTCGGTCGCGGCGATGTTGCCAGGCATCGTCATTCGGGTTGCCTCGTCTCCGTTGCGCCAGCGCCGCCGTTCGGCGGCGGAGTAGGGCGCTTCTTCGTCACCTCCGAAAGCAGCCAGTCGGACAGTTCCGCCCGCAGCCGGCCGAGGTCGCTGGCGTCGGCTACGAACGCCGAGCCGTCTTCGCATTGCAGGTTCGACGCGAACCACCACCGATCCGCGCCTGCCCGGAGGTAGTCCTCCATGGTGGCCTCGCGGACCAGCACGACGCCGAGCTCGGGATGCTCGACGCGCCGCGTCTTGGCAAAGAGATGGGTCAGGTCCCGCGGCATCAGGCTTCGTCCAGGGACAGCGACCAGATGCCGGGCCCGGTGCCATCGTCGGTGCGTGAAGCGCTGGTGATGTGCCCGGTGATCGTGTATGCGATCGAACCTTGGTCGGTGTAGGTCAGCACGACGCTTCGGTTGACCGCGTCGGCGAGCGTGGTCGGGTACAGGTGCGTCCGGAGGTTGTTGTCAGTCGTGCTGTCCTGGGCGAGCATCTCAAACGTCGCCGTCCTGCGAATGCGGCCTGGTGCCCGCTTCTCTCGGAAGTCTGTAATGGTTGTGACGTCGAGCGATGCGCGCTCGAACGACACCGAGACATTCCGCACCGGGAACGTAGATGCGCCGCCGCCGTTGAAGTTGAGCGTCCCGGTTCCGCCGAATCCAATGATCGTTGCCATGGTTTAGCCTTGCCTCACTTGCATGGTGAGCGAGATGGTGATGGTCCGTTCGGCGTCCTGCTGCCCATCGTCGGGCGACTCGGCACCGGTTGCGAAGCTGATTGTCTCAACGCCGATGCGGCATGAGCTCGACGGCGTGGTCGGCGTGAAATTGGGGTTCGCGCTGAAGTACAAGCCGATGGAATTGGCGATGTCTACGATCTCGAGGAGGTTGTCGCCGATGACCGTGATGGTGGCTTCGACCGCCCAATGCCCCGAGAACGTGCCTGGGTGATGCTGCACCGGGGTGCAAGTGCAGTCGTACACGGCGACTGGTGTCGGCGTTCCGGCCACACGCATGGACGCATTGAGCGGCGGGACAGGAGCCGCCGAGGCGCAGGCAGCGCTGGCATAGTCCACGAACGACGTGAGCGCGTCGTAATAGCTCATGACAGCGCCTTTCGTGCTTCGACAATGATCTGCTCGGCAACGGCCTCGAACATGGCCTGCGCCGATCGGCGAGCCCACCGGAGCGAGCGGTACGAGCCCGGAACGCGCTTGCCGCTGGCTTTGTGCCGGAAACCGCCCTCGAGCAGATGCCAAATCTTCTGCCGATGGCGGGCCCGCTTGGCCGCGTAATCGACGCCGATCTCGAACATGAGTCGCGCACCGGGCCCCGCGCCCATGCGCCTCGGACCGTCGAGCTTGACGGCCGAGGCGATGGCGCGACGGTGGATGCCGGTTCCGTCGTAGTTGGCCGTACGCCACACCGTCGCAAGGGTCTTGACGTATGGCTTGGTGGCCGTGCGGATGGCCCGCCGGCGCACGTTCTCGGCGACGCGGGCAGGCAGGCGCTCGAGCAGCCTGGCGGCCTCGACCTTGTTGACCGTGACCTTCACCTTGGTGCCGAGGCGGGCCCCGGCGGATGGGCCGCGGATCATGGCACTACCTCGGTGGCTTCGATTTCGAGGCGGCGCTGGCGGCCGTCGCGGTCCCAACAGCCTCGAAGGTTGAAGTAGCGCGTCGTGCCGCGGTCCACCCACTTGAGCCGGCTGCGGGTCGTAACGTCGGGATGCCAGGCGGCGAGGATGCGCCAGTCGGTGCGGATCTCGGGGCCACCGTCCCCGAATGCGTCTGCGGTCCGCATCTGCTCGGCGTGGCAGGAAATGACGGCGAGGTCCGTCCAAGTCTCCGCCGCCTGGCCGAGGGAATCCGTCGTGACGCTGCGATTCTGCACCGTCATGGCGTATCGCAGCATTCCAGAAGGAACATGCGCCATCAGCCAATCCCCTTCCCCATCATGCCCGAGATGCGGTCCCAGTAGTCACTCGACAGGGTTACCGTATCGTCGCCGCGGCTCGCAACGTGGTGCGTCACACGCTGGAGCAGCGCCATTTCGAGCAGCGGGTTGAGTGTGTTGCTGCCGCAGCTCACGGTCAGGACCAGCGGGTAGGACAGGTCGTCCTCGTCCAGGCTCGCGTACTGGAGCCCGTTGATGGTGACCAGCGTCAGGTTGATCGTGGCCGAATTGTCATCGACGCACGTCGCAGCCGTCGCCGGCTGCCGGGAGAGAAGTACAAGCTTCTCCGTGTTCGTTGGCTCGACGCCGACGTACTGCGTCCGGCTGACCGGATCGACCACCCAGCCGGTGCGCTCCTCAAGCTCGCGCACGGCAGCCGCCCAGGCGATGTCGATGGCGGGATCGTCCTCGGTGTGAGGAATCCGCGCCCAGCTTCGGAACTTGGCAAGGTCGAGAGGCATCGTGCTCCTTCAAGCAGGGGCGTCGGGGGTGCAGCCCGACGCCCCTGCCGATGGGAGGAGAAGAACCGTCAGGCGTTGGTGACCTGGAGCTGCACGAGCGACTTCACGCGGGTGAAGGCCGAGTTCGCGAACGCCATGCCCTGGAAGATCACGCGGGCCGAGCTGGCAGCGGTGATTTCATCTCGAATCATCCCGATACCGCCCCACTCGCGCACGGAGAATCCGTCGCGGATGTTGCCGAGGACCGCGATCGTGTTCTTGCCGGTGGTTGCCGTCGCGACGTGCGCCGGGAGGTACTCGGTGACGTACACCGGGAGGCCCATGAGCGTGAACGGAGCCGCGCCGACGAGCGCCGCGTCAGCCGACGGAACGAAGATCGGCACACCGTTGACCACAATGCCCGCGATGGTCGCGTAGACGTCCTGCGGGAGAATCCACGCCGCCGAGCCCCAGTACGCAGCCGGGAGCTTCGAGTAGCGCATTTCGGACAGCTTCGCGACCGTTGCACCGGCCGTGATAGCCAAGGCGCGGGTCGTGCCCGTCGAGGTCGCCGTCGTGATATGAACGTTGGCGTTGACGGTGAAGATGCCCGTAGGCGCGTTCGTGCCCGAGCCGCCGACATAGCCCCATTCGAGGTTCTTCGAGAGCTGGCGCTGGAGCGTGTCCATCACCTCGGCCTCGATGTCGAAATTGGCCTGCCGGATCAGCTGCTGGCTCACCTGCGTGAACGGGATGC